TTTTTAAAAATTAAAACCACCCTGGTCGAAGGTGGTTTTTGCACTTTGTAAACGTAGGTAGCCCTTACATTTCAAATCGGTGATCCTTAATACGGTCTGCTACATCCTGAGGTTTTTTCCCTTTTTTGTAAGCAGCTTCAATATAAGCCATATATTTAGCTTTGAGAGCAGTTCCTTGTTCTTCTGTTTTAAGATGTTTACCCAGGCATTTAACTACCTTATCTCCGAAGTGAGAAGCTTTTTCTTTTTCTTCTGAGAGAATTCCTTCTTTAATTTCTTTTAACTGACCAAAAATTCCGGTACATTCTGAAAGACCTTTTCCTAGTTTACCTAGAAGGTTTCCCATTTTCTTGTCCTTAGAAGTTTTGGCATATTCTTCAAGTTCATTTACTTCAGCAAGCATCGCGTGAATAGTCTCAATGAGTTCAGAAAGCTTCGCATGAGTTTCTTCCGTGGTGATTTCCTCGCCTTCTTCAAGTTCTCCAGGTTTAACAAACTTCACGGAATCTCCGTCCTTTGTCGCATCCTTGGCTTTTTGCTGATCATCCGGATCTGCACCTGTAGGTGAACCATCCTGAGAAGGTATATCAAGCTCTTCTAAAAGAACTTCATTCAAACACTGTCTGATAATAGCTTTTATATTGGTCTTTGCCATTTGTGATTAGAAATTAAGTACTGAGTAATCACTTTTGATCTGTAGAGTAATATTAATATATACATCAGATGCATAATCATATTCACCACCATCAGAATCAGATATCCAGGCACCCTTTATAATCCATTCACCGACAATATCACCAACCGGCCCTAAAATATCAAGAGTTAAATCTTTCTTGTAGAAGTCAGAATATCCGGCACGACCTGTAACACTTTCATATTGCAGACGAGCCCATTCCATATATGCCTGTTGACCTGATGGTGCAACCGGACTATAGAGTTCCATGGTGATATCTTTCCATTCTCTTTTACCACGTACCTTAAAGTAAGTGTTAATATGATCGATCTTAACTTCAGAATCTGTAAATCCTGGAGAAGTCACTTTATGAATTATATAAGATGGGATACCGTCTACATAAAGTAGAAATCTATGAGCCAAGATAGGCTCAAAAGCGGTACTCATAATTTGATTTGGATCTAATACACCCATTGTTATTTATTATTAAAATTTTAAATTAAGTTAAGCTTACTCCTGTTGGTTCTACGTTAAATGTCATGATGAAGAATTCACCTGCTTTTACCGGCTGAACAAATACATCTACTACAAACAAGTTTCTATCAATAGCATCCGGAGTATTATTTGAATCATCCATTATTACCTTAGCTGCATAGAGACCTTGTTTAGCCTGCACCTGAGATAAATATGGATTAACAATGTTTAAGAAGTTATTTCTTGTTACATTTGTATTTGGTTCAAATATGATATTATTACCTGCGTTGACGAAGAATCTTTCGATATTGATCATCAAACGGCGAACATTGATACGATTGAGTGCAGAATCTTTAACCTGTAGAGTCTTCTGACCCCATACTGTTATTCCTGTATTTGGAAATGATGCAATAGGATTGATACGCGCTGGATAAAGAAGATCACGATCAGCCTTAGATAATTTAACTACTACATCCTGAACAGATCCTATTCCACCACGATTGATACCTGCTGGGGCATACCATTCAGCACTAATCTGATCAGAATATGCATATACCCCAGGTATTACTGTAGAAGGAGGTACACTAATAACTTTATTAGTTACACTATCTACTATTCTAAGCCATGGATAATATGTTGCTGTATAATTTGAATCAATTCCAGAAGTAGTTGCTACTGCAGTTGCAATAGTATCATTTGCTCCACAGAGATCCATTATATAAATGGCATCTCCTCTATTTGTAATTGTGCTAATTGCATAACTAGTAACAGAAGGATGAAGACTTTGAAGAACTCCTGGTATAGCCAGAACATTAAATTGATAAGATTCTTTCGAAGATAAAATATTAAGAGCTTGAATATAAGAAAGTGCGCCACCGGCTGTAGGAGAAGAAAGATCGAATCCAAATACATTATTTGAAACGATATTCAATCCTGTATTCTGAATTGTAGCATAATTCATTCCATCGAGACCACCTTGCATAGGAACGATAAATTTATTATCGCTGCTTGTTACAAAGAAAGTCACATTCAATCCCTGAGTTGCTTCCAGAGGAATTGGGTTAAGATAATTTAAATTATCGGTGTTTGAATAATCAAATCCTGAGAATATTGCTGATCCTGAATTTGACTGAATATTTGAAGCTACAGGTAGACCAAAACCATTAAATCCTGTGATGGTTTCAAATACACCTTCAAATCCTGCGGGATATACTGTTGAATCGAGAGCACCAGCTTTTACCTGTGGGCTTTCTTCAATTCTTATATAAGAAGAAATATTTGCATATTCTCCTGTTTCAACAACTTTTCCTAGAACAGCATTATACGCCTGATATTTTGTACCAACCGCCTTAGAAAGATATACGGCTGAAACTGTATTTAAATTTACACTTACATTATTATATTGTTCAAGAACAGAAGGTAAATTATCAGTATCACTATATTGGCGAACAATAAGAGAGAAAGTACTATCTATCCCCGAAGTTGAACTTATATTGATATTACTAATACCAATTTTAACATCTCTATTAGAAAGATCTCCCTGAGAGATATGATGCACTCTGAATAAACGAACGCCCGTTGCTGATACAATCCATGGAGTAATTGCCTCTGCATAACCAGAAGCATTTGATCCGGTAAAAGTACAAGGTGTTGTACTAACTACCAATGTTGGAGCAGCAGCATATGAAGAGCTTCCAATAGCAACTGACGCTGAAAAATAATTATTAAAAAGTACATAAGGATATGCACTTCCTGTATTGTTGTTAGGATTATTTCCAATAACTCTTGAAATAAAATAAGGAGAAGTATAATTTAAAGAAGCTGATGTTCTGGTAAATACCTGGGATCCTGACAGAGTTAAATTAAATTGCTGAAAAGTTCCTACGGCAGTTGTCTGAGAAAGTTCTGCCTGTGCTGCATTAACATTTTGAGAAGGATGAAAAGCAGCGATAATTCTTGAACCTGAGGTTATGGCTGATAATTGTTTAGTTGATCCATCAAATCTCCAGCCTCCATTACCAAGAACCCTCATAACTGTAACAACCCCGCTTGAACGAAGATAATTTTTAACAGTATAAGGAGTATAAGATCTAATATATTCTGGGCCGAATTGAGCGACAAAATCGCTATAAGCGTTAATTTGAGTTGGTACGAATGCCTGACCCTTAGTTGTTGGTCCGACTATTACTGCACCTATTGCCCCCAGACCGGGAGCTACGAAAGATAAATCGTTCTCCTGAACGTAAGTTGATGGTGAAAGGATCTGAATTCCCATTTATAAAGTATTGTAATTGATTGGTAAACTAATCGCTGTCTATATAAATATCTGATTAGAATAGCAAAAAACGGGGCAATACTAAAGTAAATACGAATATATTATTGGGTAATTATTTCTCCGGTAGCTACATTGATAACACCACGGCCATACTTCTGTTGTAATTTGGTATTCAACAGTTTATTCTTCTCATTTAGCTCTCTATAATTTTCTAAAAGAGCAAATTTTTGTGACTCTAATTCGGCTTGTTTATCGTCTAAATCGCTAATTTGAGTGATAATATTTCCTATAGAAAGTTTAACCTGGGCATAATCCTGTTCAAGTTGAACTATCTCGGCTAATTCTTCTGCGTTGAGTTTTTCGCTCATTTTTATTTCTTTTTAGGTTTGTATTTTTTTGTATGGGTATTTGTCTTTAAAGGCTTTTTACCAGCTTCTTTCTTCTTTAGCACAGGTTTTTTTCTGGTTATATTTATTTTGGGAGCTTCTGACTGAATTCCCATATTATGAAATACATCTTCAACCGGAATGACTTCAGGTTTGGGGTCTACCACATCGACATCATTTTTACTTATTTTTTTAAATTTAATCAATGATACTATCACGATGAGTATAAAAGCACCTACAAAAAGTCCAATCGGGTACATAAAATGGGGGGGATTTAAACTGTATATATAGATATAAATATCACTTAACTTTCCAAAGCCTTGATAACTTCTGCAGGTTCTACAAAATTAATAGAATTGAATTCTATCTGTTCCCAGGTTTCAAACTGATTTTTTCTAAAATAACTGGATGTTTTATATAGATTTTTGTTTTCTTTATATCCAAATAATTTGGGATCTGATGGACCCCATAAAACGATCCCATGATATCCATAATAATGGGCAAAATGCTGAAAGAAATTATCTACGGCAATAAAAGTATCCATCCTTGTTTTCACTTCCCAGGATAAATCTGATATCTTTTTATCAAATATAATTTCTTCAACGAGTTTAGGTTCTGAAGATATTCCAACCTGCACAATTTCATGACCATTTAATTTCAACCTATTAATAAGTTCAGACCAATATGGATAATTTTTAGGATTATTGTTTCCATTTCTAAGCTCTTTTGAGAATGGAGATATGAATATCGTCATAAATAAAGTTTGATAAATGCTTCTTCTAAATTTCCTTTCCAATTCCAATCAATCATATTTCTGTAAATATTATATTCTTCGATATTTCCCATGAGTTTAGCTTCGGCAATTGAAATAAGTTGTATATCTTCAACATCAAAAAATGCTTCTGGATTACAACAGGAAATAACAATCTTCTCATATTTTTTCTTAAGTTCTGGTAATACATTTTTAAAAGCAAAATGATCTCCGAGACCACTATCAAGAACTACAAGTTTTTTATTTATCTGTTTTACTCCGTTTTTTTCAAGGAAATTTTGAAATAATTTTTCATCCTGTTCCCACATATATGCATTTGTCCCGCTTCTGATTCCACCTGTATCCTGGCGAAAATGCCATACTACTGCATCTGCCAGAACAAATAATTTATATCCTGCTAACTTTAAGCTATAACTAAATATAGTTTCTTCTCTGTGAGATACCGGACTCAGATTTGATTCATATTTTACAATTCCTTTTTTATATAAAAAACATGAATAGAGATGATCTGCTTCTTGAGTTCCGTTCCATTTAAACCATTGTACATTAGGTGACTGCAAATCATTTATTGTATTTGTCAATCCCTTTGGAAGTGAACTTGGATTTGGCATTAATACAAGAGGAGCTATTGCTCCTATATTTGGTAATACTCCTGCGGTTAAATATTCTAATGTTTTTGGTTCAGCAATACAATCGTCATCAATTCTGAAAATATAATCGCCTTTTGCTTCATCCTGAATAATCTGATGAGACAAATGTTGTCCTCTTTTTCTTCCAAAAACTACTCTCCATTCAATTCCTTTATTTTGTAATAATTCAAAAATATATGGATAAACTGGAAGTGTTCTCACATCAACGGGACTATCAGTATCATCCACAATAATAATTTCTTTCGGTGGATAAGTTTGAAGTGCTATTGAAAGAAGAGTGTGACTAAGAGAAATGTAGCGGTCCCTGGTTGGGATCCCGACAGAAATGCTTATCATCCGGGGAAATTTAACATGTAGAAAGCTCCTTCCTGAGTAAGTTTCCTTAATTCTGGATTAATGCCTACACCATATACATCAGGCCCTACTTCTACTAAATGAACTTTATATTTAAATCTTTCGGGGATACTTTCTCTCATGCTTTCTTCCATGATAACTATTTTATTAGCCCAGGCACACATCATATCTTTGGTATCTGCCGTAATATTCCATAATCCTACGGCAATAGCTTCATGACCCATTTCTTTAAGTGTAACCGCCATGGCGTGTGAACGCACATTACCACCATGACAACAAGTTAAAATCTTCATACTCTTTCAAATTTTATATGGTCTCTGTTAAATACATCTGTACCATTTGCCATGGCACTAAAAATTCTATTAGGATCTTTCATTTCAGGAGTATTGTATTCCTGATGTGCTGTATTTTCAATTTTTTTAATTATCTGTTGTACTCCACCAAAATAAGATAGATGTTCACCAGCCTGTACTAATCTTGGAATATTTTGCTGATATCTTATTCCGCATGGACCAAGTTCTTTTACCTTAGAATATCTTGAGATCTTTGCTTCATTCCATTTATCTACAGCTTTTGTATGTTTATCATAATAATATAAATCCATTTCCAAAATCATAGATGGATAATTAGTATTTTTAAATCTATATATAGCATCTTCATTTGTAATTTCATCCACATCAGAAATTATAATAATATCATCATTCTGACAATCCAGCAATCCATTCATAATAAATTCTCTTTGATATCTTTCCCTGGCCCAGGATTTATCAGTAACAGTGCCATTTATCATAGGCATATTATCAACGACAAAATATGTGATCTTACTGGTATACTTTGCAAACCTTGATAAATTCTTTTCAAAATTTAAATCTTTAAGATTACCAGAATGAGTCATATTAGATTCAACGATTATAAATCTATCAACATGATCAAATAAAGTTTCAAGTCTTATTTCTAAAATATCAAGTTCATCGTTAAATGGAAAGCAATCATAAACTGCAGGAGGTCTTTGTACTTTTGGTTTTATCCCGGAGTTTGTTGACCATATAGATGTATCTTTAGGATTTGTTATGTTGGTTAATAATTCATTAACCGCTTGTTTTACTCCTGGCCACATATTATCAGCATGTTCATAATCATGACCACAGAACATTCCGTTTTCATTCATTAATGATGACCACACTTGAATGTCTTCTTTAACATCTTCGTAAGTGTGACCGGCATCTAAGAAAAAAAAATCTAATTTTATTTCTTTTTCTTTTAATAATTTTGCAGCATTGATCGATGTCATTCTTAATGGGATCACTTTTCCTTTTTGAATAAGATCCATATGATTTTGAAGAAATTCATAAAAAGCATGATCGCCATCCATCAATTTAGCTGAAACATGATTGGTATCTTGCTCAACTTTGCTGCCATTCCAAGTATCTACACAATATAGAATAGCATTTTCCGGCATATTATCTGCTATTGCTCTCGCACTTCGACCATGCCATGATCCACATTCCAGCAATATCTTATTCATAATTTTATTATTTTTAGTAGCAATATGAGAATATCCATAATTTGTATCGATACTGTAGTCAAGATTTTTTAAATAATTAATAATTGAATTTTTTTCAATATGAAGATGCTCATAAATTATTTTATTAATATTATATTTTTTAAAATCTATACTATAT